TTTTCCATCTTTTTTTTTGATGGTTAATAACTACTCTTTCAGTACTGGTGAAAGATTCCAGATAATCAAACTATCAAAGATGTGCACCTCTTTGTTTTTGATTACTTTGCAAAGATGAAGGTTTATTTTTTATTAAATGAATAAATTGATTAGTATGGAAGTGGGTTTATTTTCTAGTAGTTTCTTACCCACCTAATGTAATGTATAACTAAAATTTCTAGTTGATAACCAACTAAAAGTATTCATTATAAGTAATCACTAAAAGTATTTAATACGTGTCCTTCATATTTTCTTATAGTATCCTTCAATTTTGTATTTTGCTTTATTTCACCACCTTTTATAAAATGTGATTCATAATAACTCTTTGAAGCCCAACCTATAATATATAATAGTCTAGATATTAACAGCATCTTATTAACAGAAATCTTTTTATTACCATCATATATTTTAGTTCCTTTGTAATCCTTCAGAAATGTTCTAAACATATCTGTAAAATGATAAATTTTTATTGTTGAATCAACTGTAACTTTATTATTAAAATCAGCCATTTTAAGTGTTAGTTCAGAACCGTTTTGAATCTTCTTAAGTCCCTGTTCTAAGCAATACCCTATATAATAAATGGTTTTATCATTACTAATGACTTTACTCTTTTTACCTTTAATCTTTAAAGTAATACTTATGTCCTTTTCAAATTGAATATCTTCGTTATTTAATAAGTTCTTGTTTATACTATCTACTATATCTTCTATCTCATTTTTGGGACTTTCATTAAAAACATAAGCATCTGTACATTTCCTTTCAACATAGTCTTTTATAAATAAGAGTAAAAACCAAAACTTCTCAGAATCTAACCCAAAAGCTTTTATAGTATTTTGTACTTCTTCTGCTTTAATATATCTTTCTTTAAAGTCTATATTAAGCTTTTTATCATTATATCTTTTTGCAAAGGTTACTGCTTTAGTTAAATCATAGAACATTTGAGGTTCTCCTGTTTCATCAAAATCAACAGAAGGAAAGTTTTTAGCTACATATCTTATAACATAGTTAAAAGAGTCATCATCTAATATTTCATCCATAATTTATTTTCATTTTACTGCAAATTAACAAAAAAGCCTGCAATCCCTAAAGACTACAGGCTTCATTTTGTTTTCTTTCTTTATGTACATCTAAATTGTTTTATTTGAATCTCTAAATAAGGTTTATTGAATAAATGGATCAAATACAAATTCAAATACTTCAATATTTGGAGAAACAGCAGTAAACCACACATTAAAACCATTTACAGAATCATCATAATAAGCTGTTACAGTATCATTGATATAATAATCACTGTTGGCTGGAACCGTTATGTTTCCTCTACTTGTTTGAGTTTCACCCATTACGTAAGGATCAGTAGCCATATTATCAAAGAATCTTACAGCGGTATAACAATTTGTAAGCGTAATACTTGAGGCAGTAATATTATATATATCAACTGAATAAACAATTTGATTTGTTGTGTGATCATCATTTAACCACTGGCAATTTATTGTAACAGTTACATTATCACTAACGTCCTTAATTGTTACACTATATTTGTTTACAGAATCCAAAGGATAATATATTACTCCCCCAGGAATTGATAAAGTACTAGTATTAACCGTATCACTCAATAGAGGATAGATATAATAATTTCCAAAACTTAGATCACTAATTGGAATATCTACATAAGTAACACCATTAATTAAAGGACTTGTTGCAGTTATCATTCTTGCCCCTGTTGTACCATTAGTTCCAACTAAATACGCACCTAAAAAAGTGTTTTTTATAGAATCAATATCAGATAATTTAACAGTATAATCGTCTTCATTAAGGAACATTGAGACTTGTATACTTCCGTTACTTTGATAAGCTGTTTCTGGAACATCTACTGCTATAGGACTTTCTGCACTGTGATTATATACTCTAAAATCTCCTAATCTATAAGGGCTTGTAGCTCCCCCTGTTGGTTTATCATAATTTCAAGTTACACCAGTATTAACTAGATTAGTTAATGTAGTTATACTATTAGCTGTTGGAATACTTAAACCACAATTTCCATCTGTTGCTTTCCAATAATTACTATTAATACCAGCATATTTTACTGGTTTAAATTTACTTCATTTATTAATCTTTGAACTAGAACATAAAGTTCCTATATCAGTACTAGCAAGTCCCAATGTTTGACCTACTAAAGAAGTTGTTATTCCTGTTGTTTGTATCATATTGTTATATTTTTATTATTTAATTAATACCCAATGGCTAGCATCCAACCTGTGCTAGCATCTAAAACAGCGTAAAAAGATGAATTAGTTACATTTCCAGCGTGATTTGTTCCATTACTTCCTGAACTAGTTCTATTGGTTGTTATCTGAATACTTAAACACTTATTAGGGAATGTATAAGGAAAACTATATGTTCCGTCATCACCTTGCATCTGTCCTCATTGCATTATTAGCCCATTTGGGAAGATTGTGTAACCACCATAATAAAGATATTTTCCACTGCTTGAATTGTAATAAGTGCCAGAAAAAGAAGTACTACCACCAGATAAAGATGCAACCGTACTAGATAAAGAACTTACATTACTATTCAGTGTTGATACAGTACCAGATAATGAATTAACAGTACTATTCAATGTTGATATACTGTTAGTATTAGAAGTTGTACTATTATAAAGATTATTTATAGCATAAGCATTAAATGTATTCGTGTAGTCAGAACTTGAATAAGTACCCCCAAAACCAGCAGTTCCATATACTGAGCTTATTAATCCACTAGTTCCACCTGTTGAGCCAGTTCCAGAATTATAAGCAGATATTTCACCTGTTGAATATAAGTCATTATCTATCTTTAATTTTCCATCACTATCAACTGATAAATTAACTGATTTTGTACCATTTGATAAAGTTATACCTGATACATTTTGAAAGGTTTTCGCCCCTGTAATTGTTTGACTTCCTGATATATTAACAGAATCTGTAATACCATAACCAGCTAATGTAGTAGGTTTACTAATTAAATTATTAAATGGTATAGCTATATCAGTAGTTCCATTAAAACTAACTCCAGCAATATTTCTAGCTGTTTGTAATTGGGTTGCTGTACTTGCATTACCTATAAAACTATTACTATAGATATTATTCCATTTAAGGCTACTTGTACCTAAATCATAAGTAGCAGTTGTAGATGGAGTTAGTGAACCTGATAGTGTACCACCAGTTAAAGCCAAATAATTGTGTGTATGGGTTGAGCTTGCAGCACCAACTTCACTATATGTATAAGCTGGTTTTGTACTTGCCTTTGCCCAAGAATAAACATCACTTGCAGGAAAGCTTGCTGGTTTATTAAGAATCTTTGTTCAATCATTAATAGTAATAATATTACCTGAACTATTCTTAAAAAAAATCTTCTCTGAACCATTTAAAGTTCCCAAAGCTAGTTCTCCAGCTTCTAAACTAGTAGGAGCTGAAGAACTTGCACTGTTTTTTATTTTTATAGTAGACATATCTTTATCGTTTACCAAGTTCCACCATCAATTACATCTATACTCATTGCAATTGCAATATTACCAGAACCATCAAATGTTCCACCAGTAGAACTAATACCTGTACCACTTACAGTTAATGTTCTTGCTGTAGCTAACTTAGATGCAGTACTAGCATTACCACTTAAAGCAGCAGAAATAGTTCCTGCACTAAAGTTTCCACTTGCATCTCTGGCTACTATTGTTGAAGCTGTATTAGCATTAGTTGCATTAGATGTAATAGTGTATGCAGTTCCTTCTCCAGCAGCACCAGTTAAAGATAATCCTGTACCACTTACAGCTATTGAAGCAGCATAGTTACCAGTAGTATCTGTTCCTAAAGCTACAGAATTTGCAGCTATTGTAGTTGCTATACTAAATCCACCACTTAAATCAGAAGTTATACTTCCAGTAACATCACCTGTTAAAGCAAAAGTTCTTGAAGAACTTAAAGCTGTTGCTGTACTAGCATTACCAACTAAAGCACCTCTAAAATTAGTTGCTGCAATATCTCCTAATGTTCCACTGAATACCTCAGAAGTATTAGTTGCACCAGTGTACATAGAGAAATAGCCAGTACTTGCATCATATCCAAAGAATCCAAATTTAGCAGCAGTATCATAATATCTAAATTCTATACCTCTATCTTTTCCATCATTAACAGTTGGGGCTGTATCTCCACCTAATGTTAGTATAGGATCATCTATAGTTATTGTTGTACTATTAACTGTAGTGGTTGTACCATTCAGAACTAAATTACCTGTAACTGTTAAATTACCAGATATTGTTCCACCAGAACTAGATAAAGCGTCTGTAATTCCATAACCACTTAAAGTAGTTGGATTAGTTCCAGCAGTCACTCTGCCTTTAGCATCTACTGTTACTGATCTATAAGTTCCAGCAGTTACACCACTATTTGCCAAAGTTAAAGCAATAGCTGTAGTTCCTGAACCTGTTGCATCACCAGTAACAGAAATAGTTTGATTACCTGTTAAATATTGGCTGTGTGTATGGGAAGTAATATTTCCTGTAAGAACTGCTTCTACCTGTGCTTTTGTTATAGCAGTTAAGAAAGAGCTATCATTGGTTAATTGTGAAACTTTTGTAGGAATTGGAACTGAGATTGCAGCACTACCATCATAAGTGGCTGTAGAATATCCTGTAAAAGTTAATGCATTTGGATTCTTTCTAGCATCTGTAAGCCTACTATCTCCTTCTGCAATAAAAGTAGTTCCTTTAGTGAATGTTAATGCCGTTCCTGATTTAGTTACTGAAGTAATAGCATTACCTGTTCCAGTTGTTGAAATTGAAGTTGCAGAACCACCTTCTAAAGTAGAAATTCTTGAAATAGCACTATTAAGATTTGAATTTATAAGATTAACAGTATAAGCATTAAATGAATTGGTTAAATCACTGTCTAAATAAGTTCCACCCAAACCAGAGGAACCATATACAGACTGAATTAGTCCAGCTCCACCACCTCCACCTGTTCCAACTCCATAAGCTGATAGTTCACCAGTTGAATAAGTATCTGCATCTATTTTCAGTTTGCCATCTACTACAGATAACAGTGAAAGTACACTTCTTTGTGAATCTGTAAGATGTAAATTTGAAGCTACGTGTGTATTAAAAGTGCTGCTACCTACTGCATCAGTTATACCAAATCCACTTAATGTAGTTGGTTTACTTAATAATTTACTTCAGTCATTTAAAGTAATAATTTCACCGTTAGAATTTTTAAAGTATAACTTTTCTGAACCTTTAAGATAACCTAAAGCAACTTCACCATATTCTAAACTAGTTGGTGCAGAAGTACTACTAGAATTTTTTAATTTAATTATTTGTGACATATATTCTTTTATTAGTTTTCTATTTAATTATATCTTACTTAGTAATACATTCATCAATATTAGCTATACGATATTTGCAGCCCAAATTTGAACAGCATAAGGAACTTAGTTTGTTATTCTTTATTTGATATTCATATAACTGTTTCTGCATATCTACAATCTTACTTCTTAGCTCTGCTAATTGATTAATATAATCATTCAGTTCATACTGTTTTTCTGTTAGTCTAGTTTGTAATTCACCAATTTGTTTCATACAAAACTCTAATTGATTCTCGTATACGTCATTAGCTTTATCTTTAATTTCTAGGAGTTCTTTACTTGAATCAATATTCTCCTTATCTTTTTCTCTTTTCTTCCCAATTATCCATTCATAAGCCTTAACAATATAAGGAAATAGATATTCCTTACTAAGTATTCAAGTTGTTATAGAAGTTCCTGCTGTTATTAATGTTGCTATAGTTATTTGCATAATTTTGTATTTATGTAGTTAAAAAGTTCCACCATCTATTACTGATAAATTAAGTGAGCCAAAACTATTAGATGACGTAGTTACATATCCAGTCATACTATCTAATAAGTTACCTGTTCTGGCTTTTGTCGTTCTTGTGGTTACATTATTTTTTATTGTCTTTATTAATTTTCCATCTTCATCATATAAATCTATAGAAGATAGGTCAATATTATCTATTGATAATTGATTTAAAGTAACTCGTTGTGTGTCATTTGCAAAATCTATGATAGTACCAGATAAATAGAATGTATTATTAGGCAATATTGAAGTGTATGTAATGGGGCTTAAATATATATTTTCGCTCGTTTGTATATCTGCTTCTATTTTATATGTCTTACTTGCATAATTGGAATGAATAGTTCTAATTAGTAGCTGCTCTAAATTATTAACCTGTCCTGATCTGTTAAATGAAGTTGCCAGTTTATATAGGTTATTCTCCATATAAAGCAAATTGGCTTTGCCAACTTTTATCTTGTCTTTATTAGCAGTACAAACTTTAATATCTACTCCTTCATAATCAGATTTTACATTCTTATTGATATAGCTATTATATACTATATCTGAAGTTTCTAACTTATCACCATATTTATCAAACATTTCAAACGTTACAGATTGCAATAAGATTTCCTTTAGAATGTTATCTTTATCTACCCAATAAGCAGCCTGACCAGCTTTTGGATTAGATATTAAACAGCTATATATAACTAATTTGAGATAACACCCCCCAGTAATATTTATATCTGCTCCCTTTTGATAATTATCGTTAGTATATGAAGATCCTGTAAATGTGTTTCACTCATATTTACTTATTATATTACTGTTGATTAATTCAGTGTCTAAGACTGTTGAATTAGTAGAAGATAAAGGAGTAGCAGAAGCTGCAAAGTTCATTCTGAAAGTGTGCTTTGTTTTACTGCTAATATCAGTTTTCCAAACTAAACTTTGAGCACTTGTATTATCCAGATATGATATTATATTTCCATTTGTATCTAACATAAACAGATCACAACTAAGTTCAGCACACTGTGAATTATCTTTATCATACTTAATACCTAAACCTTCATTTGCTTCATCTATATAAATATCTAAGGGATTAGTTTTAGTATTAATATATATCTGCGCCTTAATATTAAGTTTACTAACTCCTTCAGTATTGATAATATATTCAGCAGGTTTAAAATCTATTCCTGTTGTTGGTTCATTATATGTAATACCTGACTTATCATAAGCATAAGGCAATTTAACGCCAGCTAAAGTATCATTACTTCCCTTTGTTGTATATAAGTAGTATTCGCCTGTATAATCAGTAAAATCACTACAATTGCTATATATGTATTTTGTTCCATCATATCCATTGAGACCACTTACAGAAGTTGTTGATACTAGATTTTCCAGATTATTTTTATCTACTTCTTTTTCATATAAAGAATCATCTGCATATAATGAAGATGTTAGTTCTACATTATTGTATAAAGTATCAAATTCTAGTGTGCTATCTTCAGAACTGAATAATCCCTGTAAATCAATTGCATTTAATGACAATGGTAAAGATGATACGTATGTTCCATCAGTATATTTTTTAAATACTGAATTATTAATCAGACTATTAATGTCATATATGTAAAATTCATTATTTATCTGTACCAATATCAAACCAAAAGGTTTTAAAACAATTTCTATAACATCTTTAAGGCTCATAGCTTCATCTTTCTCATCATAAAAATTAGCTGATTGAATAAAGACTTTATGCAATATTGTTTCTGTATCTGTAATATCAAATTCAGATGAAGTAGTACTGCTTGCTATATGCAATGTAGTGGATAATCCAAGCTTTTTAATACATCTATTGATAACAGTGAATAAACTAACAATATCAGTATATTTATTATCTCCATCAACGTATTTTAGTCGTTCCAGAATATTAAAATCTGAAGCTGTAAATGATACTGAATATCTGTCATATTCACTAAGTGTTTCACTATATAATTCACTATCTAATCAGCCAGATCAGTATTCTGAATCATTCTTATAAATAATAACCTTATACTTTTGCATATCATCTGTATTAAGATCAAAGTATTGAAACAATGTCTCACTTATTAAATTAAGTGTTGCCCCTGCTGACCTTATTACATCTAACTTATTTGCTACAGGATATTCTAATTCTAATGGTGGTGAAGCACCTAATATCTCTACAGGTATAACAGCATCAGTTGTTAATATTTCAACTTTATAACTGTCATTTGATATAGACTTAAATGTATAGTAGTATTTTATATTCCAGCTCATTACTTAATTCTATTTTGTTGTTTGTTGTAATTACTAAGCACACCTACCAGTTTACGTCCTTCTATTTCAAAAGTTACATTTCCACCTGAAAAATCATTGCTTTGTGGTTTAATAATTTGTTTCAGTTTATTAAGTGGTGCTATAACTTCTGGATTGGAACTAGCTCCCGCATATTCACCAACATTTACTAAAGAATTGCCATAAACTAAACCACCTTCAGCCATTTTTTTAACCTTGCCAACTTGAGCAAAAGCTCCTATAATTGCTGTAACACTTGCTGTAAGTGCAATTAAGTTAGCAGGAAAAGGCATTTTCTGAGATTGTTCTATACCTTCTGCCATTGCCAAAGATTGAATAGCAGGAATAGCTGAAGCAACAGCACCCAATACTGTAGATGCAAAGTTTGTTCATTCTTGAGCACTATCTGACATTGTACCAGATAAATTACCCATAACATTACTAATAACATAAAGAGATTCTGCAAATTCATTATTAATTTTAATATCCTTCTTCGTTATTTTATCAGTTAATGGTTGGGTTGATATTTTGCTAAAATCTGTACCTTTGGTATTATCTCCCAAAACTCCAGCCATTTTCTGCTTAACATTCTTCATATCTCCATATTTTGCATCAAAAGTCAATTTTATCTTTTTAGCCTCTAATTCATCAATCATCTTCTGTGCAGATCTACGTAAAGCGTTGGTCGTTGCTTCGTTTAACTTTTTATTCCAGCTTGCAAGTTCACTATCAATTTCTGCAATGGAACCAGCAGGACTAACAGGCTTATCCTTCTTTTTACCTTTCAATATTTTATCAGCCCTTTTTTCCTGTTTAATTGCAAAATTATAATTCTGTTCAGCTTCTTCTTTTGTGTCGTAATACTCTTTTAATGAGTTATAATATTCATTTCTTTGCTTACTGTCTTGCTTAGAAAGAATCCTCATTCTATCAAATTCATTATTCTGCTTTTTTAACTTTGCGATTTCAGCAGCTACTCTCTGATTAACAGATTTAGTAGTGACTGTTCCATAATTAGTTCCAACCTGATTATAAGTATATAACTGATTTTCAAGTTTATCCATTTTTTTATTATAAGCATCATAAGCCTTTTTTCTAGGATCTTTTGAAGCTGGATTATTGTAGACAGTAGCAAATGCATTCATATCATTTGCTGTATAATACCTGCCAGTTTTTGAGCGTGCATTTTGAACAAGTTCTTTTTTATTAATAGTATTTTGTCCCTCTAATTGGGTTGTAAAATCCTTAGTTATCTTAAGGAGCTGGCTTTTAGCTGCTGCAACCTGCGCTTTGCTTGAATGGGGATCATTAATAATAGCTTTATATCTTTGGGCATTATAATTATATTCTGATCTCAAAACATCTGTAGAGTTCTTTGTTTTATTATAAGATGCCCTTATTTTTTCAAGTTCAAGCATATTGTTGATTGCTCCAGTTATTCCTTTATTAAATGCTGCAAAATTTCCAGTATTCAAGCTTTGAAAGAATAAGTCTACAGTATCTTTGCTGGCTGAGATTGCAAGTTTGAAAGCTTTTTGTGTTTCTGCTCCAGAATCAATATACTTATTAAAAGCTTCCATTGCCCCCATAGATAAACCAATCATTCCTGCAAACTTACCTATTACCCCTGTTACATTCTTTGAAACTTCATTGAACTTCTGAACCTCCTTGCAACTTTTGGCTATATTATTATCAAATTGTGTGCTGTTTAATAATATTCTTGTTACTAAATCTGCCATATTATAGTATATTTAAAAATTGTTTTGACTTTTCTTTTAATCTCATTATATCTTCCTTGCTAATAGATGTTTCTTTTTCATCAATATTATCTCAATCAAACTTTAATATATCAGTAGGTTTAAGTTGTTTGGTGCAATTTGCCTGAGCTGTTATATAGGCTATCATTCTTGTTTGTTCCCAACTCTCTCTATTCTTCTTAAAGATGTTCTTTAGCAGTGGAGCTAATTCACATACCTGCATTTTGTCCATAAAATATTCTGGATCTATGCCACCTTCAATAACCAGTAAAGAATATAACTCACTAATGGTTAATTCTTTTTTTTTGAATCCGTTTTATCCTTTACATATACTGCCTGCTTCTCTGCTTCTTTAGCAATAAACTGCTGCATACTCGTTATCAGTTCTGGATTCAGATCACATTCTGTTATAAAATCATCAAAACTCATTTCAATGTCAGGAATATTAGCCAGAATGAGAGAATAAGAAAAGAGATACTGATCTGTAAGTGTTTCAAGTTTAAAAGCTTTTCCTGTAATCTGTTCATAGATAAACAGTGCCCTTAAGGTATATTTAATTGTATATTGTTTGTCTTTGATTGTAAGTTCCATAGTATCATTAATTAAAAAGGGAAAGCTATCAGCTATAGCCAAAGCTTTCCCTTAATTTCATTCTATTTATCTGATTATGCAGTAATCTTAGTTAATGCACCTGTACCTTCCAGAGTAATGGAATAGGTTGCATTTTCATTATCTGAAGCGTTGGCTTCTATCTGAGTGATTACTACTTTCCCTTTAAAACCAGATGCTGCTTTGGGTGTCCATCCACCTTCAGGAATAGTAGTTGCTGTAGGATCTTTAACTGAAAAAATAACATCTATTGATTGTCTTGCCATCCACAAATCAACCATAGAAGTATAGTCTGTTTCTGTAAACAGGTTTTCAGAAGTGATATTTCAGCTTAATTTTCCAATCATCTTATCAGTCCATTCTCCACTATCTTTACTTGATATTTCTTTAGCTTCACCAGATAAAGAAAGTTTGTGGCTGGTTGCATAAGCTAATGACTTTCCATTATAAAAAAGCATCAGGTCTGAACCTCTAACTATTGTATTTGCCATTTGTTATTATATTAAATGTAATTGTTTGAATAAATGTATCTTCTATAAAATCTTCATCTGCTGAAATGATTCTTATATCTTCTATTCATATATTGGAATATGTTCCCCTTTTCCCTTCTAAAGCCAGACGTACCAGATCAGCTATTTCAACACTTTCATAATAGACTTCAGAAGCTACTATAATATCTACCGTAACAGTATCATTAGAAGAAAATCTATCTTTTGTATAAGCTGGTGTGATTCCTGTTCTCTTATAAACAATAAAAGGAAAAGTTGTAGTATTATCTACTATCAAAGGGAAAATCTTATCCTGTAATTTTGCTACTATTTCAGTATTACTATGTAATATATCATAGATAGCTTTCCCAATTTGTAAACTCATATTATTACTTATTAGCTACTCTATTAATTGATTCTGAAATAATCTTATCAAGTGAATTAAAGATTTCATTTTCTTTATCAGATTTAGCAGTTCTAAAAAAATAGTGTGCTGTCATTGCACCTCTGTTAGCTCCATTTTTTCTGAGAGTTCTGTTTTTTGTTCCTTTCTCAAAGAACTTTAACCTGAAGTCTCCCATAATATGAACCTTAGCTTCTGTAGCTTCCTTGTCCAGTTTTAGTTTAATACCACTACCTAAAGTCTTGCCGTTCCACTTGTTTTTACTATTAATCTTGCTGCCAATGACGCCTCTTAATTGCTGTTTAGCCTCTTTTACTAATATTCTGGCTGCTATTCTTAAAGCATTTCTATATACCTTTTTTTGTTCTTTACCTGTAAGATCAGCAAACATATTCAGCACATCTTTAGTCTCTACTTCTAAACCCTGATTACTCATTTATTAGTTCTCCTATAATTGTTATAGCCTGTTTATACAGCTCTTTATTAATAGAGATTATTCTGTATTTCCTGCCATTATAAATAATCCTGTCTGCTTCTTCCACATTGTGATAAAGCCTAATAGTAAAGGTTACATTGTAGGTATGGATCATTTCATTATTCTGATTTAGCCTGTTTCCTGAATTGGTGGTTACTTGTGCTCTGGTAGTGAATTTATCCACTCATAAAGAAGTATTTGCCCCATAAGAATCTTTTGTAGCTGTCAGCTTTTGAATAGTTATTGTTTCTCTCATTAAACCTGCTCTCATACTTACTTTACGCTATAGTGTTTATATAATCCCAGCAGATACTCATAAGATAAAGGAATTTTTGCTACTGTAGTAAATGCAACTGGTTCTCTGTTTGCATAAAGATTACCAATCATTAGTAACATAGCGTGAATTATAGCAGGTGGCAATTCACCACCCACTTCTAAATCACTTAATGATATAACATTCAGATGTTGCTTCACTGTATCTTCTGCTACAGTAATTAAATCCAATATATACAAATCATCTGCCTTAAAATCTATATCCACCAGTAAGTGCTGTTTCGCCTGTTCCAGTGTAATATAATTCATTGCTTAGATTACTTTAAGATTGCTTTCTGGAAAGATTCAGTTCTACGTGGTTTTGCATCAAAGTAAGCATTGATAACAAGTCTTACTTTACCATTAGCTGCTTGTGTATAAGGATCTACAGTTAAATCAATTCCTCCCCATTGACCTATTACATAATCTTCAAAGCATCCAAATACTACACCTTTAGAAGGTACAGCAGAAGTACAAAGAGTATTGTAACCGTTTACTTCGTTTCCTTCCATCAAATAACCAGATACACCAGTAGCTTTAAGAGTAGTCTTTAATGTGCCTTTAGCAGATGGAGAAACTATAAATACTTTGTTTCCTTTTACGTTTGCAGACTCTAAAGCTGTTTCCATTGAAACAATATCTTTATAAGTTACATCTGTAGTAGAAGCTGTAACACCGTTTAATAGTCCTGCTGGTTGTGTACTTGTTGCTGCTTCTGAACCTAATACAGTTGCTTCCAATTTATTCGAGATTGCATTAACAATATCTCTTTTAAGCATTTCTTCTGCACTTAAAGAATCCTGAATAAGGAATTGTTTTGATACATCAATATAAGCAGTAAGTCTTTTAGGTTCTAAGGTTACTTCACTGAAAGCACCAGCACCATCTGAAGCTCCAGCAGTTTCACCAGCTCACGCTACATTACTGCCTGAATAAGCAGGAATAGATACATTACCAGTTAATCCTGAAAGATATGAAGCACCAGCTTGTACCATTACCAAGTTAGCTCTTAATGGTTCTAAGATTCCCAATTTATCTTCTGCTACTATTTCTTCTCCAGCAGTTGCTACAGTTGCAGAAACAGTAGCTCTTTCTTCTACAGGCAAAACTATTTGACCTGCATAATTTTGTCCAGACTTTCTAAATTCTGCAATACCTGCATTAATTACTTCTTGTGCTCTTTCGTCTAATTGTCTGTTATTAGCTACATCATTGATAGCTCTAAGTAATGAAAAATTCTCTTTCATAGTTTTAGTTTGTTTAGTTACGTTGTTAAGGTTACGTTTGTTTTCTTCTTCAATAGATCTTATCTGGTTATCAATCTCTGCCAACTGATTAGTAATGCTATCAAATTGATTATTCTCTGCATCAGTCAGTGTTCGTGTCTCATTCTCAGCACC